TAAGCTGCTGAATGCGCTGCGTGATATTCAAAACGATAGCGCTGTGATCACGCCCGAAGGCATGATTATCAATCTGCTTGAAGCCACGCGCAGTGGCGCAGCAGATTATGCCAGCATGGTCCGTGTGATGGATGATGCCATCGCCCAGGTAATCCTTGGCCAGACTGCCAGCACCCAAGGCACGCCCGGGCGGCTTGGTAATGATCAGCTACAGAGTGATGTGCGCCTGGATATCGTCAAGGCCGATTCAGATGTGATCTGCATGAGCTTTAATGCTGGCCCAGCTCGTTGGCTGACAGATTGGAATTTTTCTGGTGCGGCCTACCCGACCGTTTGGCGTGAGGTAGAAGAGCCAGAGGATCTCGACAAGCGTGCCGATCGGGATACCAAGATTAAACAGCTTGGCTTTAAACCGACGCTTAAATATATCCAGGAGAAGTATGACGGTGAGTGGGAAGAATCCGCAGCGAATGATTCAACCAATCCCCCGGGCCCAGAGAACAATCCGCAGCAAGCCTCTTTTGCCGAGCCTGGTGAAAGCCGCACTGGCCAGCTTGAAGATGACCTGGTCAAACACACTTCCGGTGACTGGCAAGCCACCGTTAAAAAACTGCAGGGCATTGTCGACCAGGCAGCAGATTTAACGGCACTGCAAAAGCAGCTTACTGCCGAATTTGCAGAGCTGGGGGAAGATGGCCTGGTGAATGTCATGGCCGCAGCGTTTGCCCTTGCAGAACTCAAGGGCATGTCGGATGTGTTGGATGATGCCTGATGCAGTTTGGTTTTAACAACCCATTTAATGAGCAGCTGACGTTTTTTGAGCAGAAGCTCAATCTGCCCTCCGATCGCTGGGACGATATTACCAAGTCAGCGCACGATAAGGCTTTTATCGTTGCCGGTGCGGCTGATGCTGATCTGTTGCAGGATCTGAATAACGCCATCCGCAAAGCCATTCGTGAAGGCAAAGGGATTGAAGAGTTCAGGCGTGACTTCAAGCAGATCGTCAAGACACGTGGCTGGACTGGATGGACTGGTCAGGGCACCAAAGGCGGTGAAGCCTGGCGCACGCGCATTATTTACCAGACCAATATGGCCACCAGTTATTCAGCTGGCCGCTGGGCGCAGTTAACGGATCCTGAGTATCTCAAAATCCGGCCCTTGTGGACTTATCACCACATGGATGGCGTTGAGCATCCACGCATTGTGCATGTGTCATGGAATGGCGTGACCTTGCCGCATGACCATATCTTTTGGAAGACACATTTCCCCATTAATGATTTTGGCTGCCATTGTTGGGTCACGGCGGCACGCCCGGGCGCGAAGATTGTAGAGCCGCCACCAGGCTGGCAAGCGCTAGATCCCAAAACCGGTACTTATGTCGGCCTCGGCAAAGGGTTTGACTACGCACCAGGTGCAAGTGTCACCAAACCCATGCAGTCGTTCATTGACGATAAGCTGATCAAGCTCGATGCCTCCATAGGTGCTGCCATGTGGGCGAAGCTGGCACCGGTAATCGCCAAAGAGCGCCAGGAGATGTGGTGGCAGAAACTTGAAGTTTTAACCGCTGCTAAGCGCCCGGATGGTGGGTATACGGTGTTATCTGCCATGCCGGTCGACGTGCTTGATTGGTTGGCAGCCAATAATAAGCCTTTGCCGGTGAGCGCCGAGATCGCGGTACCAAACTATTTGCCGTTTGGCACCAAGCAGCTGCGCCACGAAGCTGTGGCCAATGCATTAAGCCTGGATGAATGGCGTAATGTGCCCGCACTGTTAAATAAACCAGGTGCGATTTATTACGATACCAGGAACGACACCCTGATATTTGTGGCTGAAGAAATTGGACCGGCCAAAATTGCTATTGAGTTTGACCCGCAAAGATCAGAACGCTCAGGCGTCAATTTGATACTGACCACATTTAGGGTGGATGATGTGAGTATTGCTGCAGAGGTAAAAGGCGGTGGCTGGCAAGTGGTGAAGGTCTTTGGCCGCAGGTAGGAGTCGAACCTACGTATGCACAGTATGCACTTTAACCGCTCGAGCACTGCAACCAAAGATGAATCAGTATTATCGGCTTTTAAGTGAGAAAATCAAGAGATGGCAGCATTTACCATAGAGGTTGAGGATTCAGCGCTCAAGGCAGTATTGCAGCGCTTATCCAGCTTGGAGCAAGGCGCGTTAAATGCGGTCTTGTTTGATATTGGTGAGGGCATTATGGCACGCACCAAACAGCGCTTTACCACCAGCACGGCCCCCGATGGAACGCCGTGGAAGCCACTGGCACAAGCGACATACAATGCATTGGCCAATCGCCTTGGCAAAAGTAACTTCCAGAAAGATGGCCGATTAAACAGCAAGGGCGCATCCAAACTCGCCAATAAAAAAATCCTGATTGGTGAGTCCAAGGATTTATCCAGGCAGTTTCATATTCAGTCAGGTAACAATAGTGTCACCATCGGCAATACGATGATTTATGCAGCCATTCACCAGTTCGGTGGTCAGGCTGGCAGAAATCGTAAAGTCACCATTCCAGCACGGCCATTTTTACCCGTCACAAAAAATGGCCAGCTTTACCCTCAAGAACGCCAGACCATCATCAATGAGTTGAATGCGTTTTTAGAGTCTCAAATCAGCCAAAAATAGTATGTGCAATTTTGGCGCTTTAAACGCGTTTTCCCATTTTCAGGCTATATCGGTATTAAAAAAATCCGTTCTCAATTTTTAACGGGGGGTTAACGCTATTTTTGCCCCATGCGCGTGCGTAGTTTTGACCGCATTTTTAACCCGTGGTAAATTGTTTGCAGTTTCACCCCCTCCCTCCCTGACCTGACACGTGTCAGTATCGAGTAAAGTTCCCCCTGCCTCTAACATGGAGGCATGACTAATCCAACCCCAATCGAATTCTTCAAACCAGGTAAGCATGTTGATGTGAACGGCGTAGCCGTAAACATCACGCCTGATCATCTGCGTGCAACTGCTGCGGCTTATAAGCCAGAGCTGCATGATGCTCCATTGGTGGTTGGCCATCCAAAAATGGACGATCCGGCATACGGCTGGGTTAAGGCTGTTCAATTCAACGAACAAACACAACGCCTGGAAGCGATCCCGCACCAAGTGGATGCTGATTTTGCTGAAATGGTAAATAAAGGCCGTTTCAAGAAAGTCTCCGGCAGGTTCTATCTGCCAGATTCACCAGGCAATCCTGTGCCTGGTGTTTTTTACCCAAAACACATTGGCTTTTTAGGAGCCACTCCGCCTGCAGTTAAAGGCCTCAAGTCTGTCAGCTTTGCTGATGACAATGAAGGCGTGGTCGAGTTTGCTGACTGGGACCAGATGACCATTGCCGGTTTATTCCGCTCCCTCCGCGATTGGATTATCAGCAAGGACGGCATTGAAACCGCAGACGGCATTTTGCCTACCTATCAAATCGAAAGCCTGCAGATCAATGCGGCCCAGGATGATGACAAGTCACGAAACATTTCTTTTTCTGAAACCAGTGAGCCTGGAGAACCTATGACACCCCAAGAACAAGCCCAATTCGATGCGCTGAAAGCACAAGTGCAAACATTGACTACCGAAAACCAGACATTGGCAGCCGATAAGCAAACACTGACCACACAGGTGGCCAGCTTTGCAGAGGCGCAAAAACAAACCTTGCACCTCGGCCATGTCAGCTTTGCTGAAGGCTTGATCAAGGCAGGCAAGTTGCTGCCAGCAGATAAGGACGCCACTGTTGCCATGCTGGATCAGTTGGCTGGTAATGAGTCTACCGTTGAGTTTGGCGAGGGTGACGGTAAGCAATCGCAGACCCCGCTGGCCATTTACAAGGCGCAGTTGGAAAAAGCGCCGGTGCTGGTCAATTTTGGTGAGCATACAGGTGCTGGTGGTGATGCTGATGATGGCACTGTCTCTTTTGCGGCTCCCCAAGGCATGGCTGTATCTACAGACAAGTTGGAGCTGCATGCCAAGGCTACCAAGTACGCCAGGGAACACAACATCGATTTTATAGACGCTGTTAAAAAGGTCAGCTAAACGGACTCTGGTCAGTTTTACGGTCTAGCTATATCAATTTATTTAAGGAGAAATCATGCAAGCAACAGATATTTTAGTGTTGAGCGTCACTGCGGCGGCGGCCATCACTGAGCATCGTTTTGTTTCAACTACTGGCGGCGTCCCAGCAGCTGGTGCCAACGTGTTGGGGGCTTCCAAGTCACAGGCAGCTTCTGGCGAAAAATTCCCGGTCGTTTGTTTGGGCACTGCCATCGTCACAGCTGGTGCTGCGCTCGCTGCTGGTGCAGCTTTGGAAACTGATAACCAGGGCCGTGCCATTACCAAAAACACTGGAGTCGCGGTGGCCCGTTTGGCTCCAGGTGAGTCAGCCGCAGCAGCAGGTGAAAAGGTCGAGGTAATTCTGATCCCTAACTAAATACTGCTTGATTCTTTGTTTGAAGTTTACTTTTTGATTTTTCCTTAGAGGAGTTTTTGTAATGACTAAAGTTTTGATGTTGGGTTTGTTGTTTGTGCCCATGTTGTTGTTATTTGCGTTGCCATCGATGCGAGACCATGTTGGTGCACGTCTTGAAAATCTGATGTACAAGTCAGGCGTGCTGATGTACGTGATGACACCAGGCCAGGCACGTGTGATTGATCCGATCCTGACCACTGCTGCTCAGGGTTATAAAAATAATGAGTTTGTCGGGTCTGCGCTCTTTCCGATTGTCCCTGTCGACCAGCGTGGCGGAAAGATTATCTCTTTTGGTAAAGAGGACTTCATGCTTTACAACACTGGCCGCGCTCCTGGGGCGAATACCAAGCGTGTAAGTTATGGCTATGCCGGTGATCCGTATGCGCTTGAGCAGCATTCTTTAGAAGGGCAAGTGCCTATTGAGATCATGGAAGATGCCAACCAAGTGCCTGGTATTGACATGGGTCGTATGGCGGTGATGAAAACTCAAAACGTGATTGCCCTGTCCACTGAAAAGCAACAAGCTGACTTGGCCACCAATGCGGCTAACTATGCAGCAAGCAATAAATCTGCACTGAGTGGTACCGATATGTGGGACAACGCAGCATCCAAACCAGCGGCGGCAATTGGCGATGCTGTAAGTACTGTGCGTTCAAAAATTGGTAAGCGGGCAAATACCGTCATCCTTGGTGCAACGGTCTTTGATTCGTTGAATAGCCATCCAGAAATTGTTGATCGTCTCAAATACACTGGACGTGATTCGATTACAGCTGAAATGCTGGCTACCTTGTGGAATGTGAAGCGTGTTCTGATCGGTGATGCAGTTTATGCAAGTGATGCAGGTGATTTTAGCGATGTCTGGGGTAAAAACGTCGTTGTAGCTTACACCGAGGTTGGCTCTTTGCAAGATATGGGTCTGCCTAGCTATGGCTATACATATCAATTGCGCAATCATCCAACAGTAGAAGAAGCCTACTACGATAAATCTGCTAAGTCTTGGATTTATCCAGTGACAGATGAGCGCAAGCCAGTGATTGCCGGTGCGTTGGCAGGTTTCCTGTTTAGTAATGTGGTTGGCTAATTAGGTGCTTTATTAAAGCCCTCTGGCAATCAGAGGGCTTGTGTAAATCCCCTGAAAGGAAAATGTCATGCAAGAAACCACTACTTATGTATGTTTGCAACCTGTTCGCCACAACAACAAGCCATATAAGACAGGTGATGAAATCGAGCTAACTGCCGAAGATGCACAAGGCCTTAAAGAGTGTGAGGCGATTGTTGAGCCTTTTGATGGTAATGCAGTACTCGACATCGTATCTGCAGCAGCAGCTGATGCACCTGAAGATATTGAGCAATTGACAGCAGATCTGGCTGCAGCAAAAGAAAAGATTGAAACCTTGAACGGCGACTTGGCCACGGCCAATTCCAAGATCGCTCAATTGACCGCTGACTTGGAGAGTGCAACCTCCAGAGGTGATCAGTTAGGGGAAAGCCTGACCAAGGTTAACAACAAGGTGGTTGAGTTAACAGGTGAACTGAACGCGGCCAAAACCAAAATCGGTGAGTTGGAAACAGATCTTGCCGCTGAAAAAACCAAGACAGAAAAACTCACTTCTGACTTGGCAACAGCGAATGCCGCTATCGCAGCACAGCCTAAAACCACCACTAAGAAGACAGACCAGGCTAAGTAATGGCATATGTCACTTTAGATCAATTGCAGAAGAGTTTCGGCCAGGCCGAGATTCTTCAGCTCACGGACCGGAACAGAACCGGTGCCGTGGATATGGATGTGCTACAGCGTGCAATTGATGATGTGACTGCGCAGATTGATTCTTTCCTGGCTGGCCATTACGTTCTGCCACTGTCGAATATTCCAGCCAACCTGGTGCGCATTGCTGCGGATCTGGTCCGGTACCAGCTTTACGACATTAAGGTGAACGAGCTGGTAAAGCAGCGCCGAGATGATGCCATTGAGTATCTGACCAAGGTCAGCAAAGGATTGGTGATCTTGGGGGCAGACCAGACTGGGGAGCCTGTCCGGCCTGATGCAGGCGGTGGCGTTAAATCTATTGCGCCTGGCCGTATTTTTACGGATGAAAGCTTGAGCGGTTATTAATGATCCAGGAGACGATCGACCGTTTAACGGGAGGCAGCTTTGCCCTGGTGGGTGGTAGCGCCGAGATTGACCAGGACATTGCGTTACCAAGTCTGCCTGCAGCGTTTGTGGTACTGGGCGGTGAACAGGCAAGTGATAGCACATCCGCAAATGCTGTGCAGCAGCTGATTACTGCCCAGATTGTCATTCTTTACGCAGTGCGTAATGCGCGGGACGCGGATGGTGTTGAAAGTATCAAGGACCTCAAGCCATTACGGGCCGAGGTGAAAAACAAGGTGGTTGCATGGCAGCCAACGCCTGAATGTGATCCGATCATTTTCCGTAGTGGCCAGTTGCTCAAATTGGATGATGCTGGCGTGCTTTGGTGGGTGGATACCTTTGAAACGGCTTTTATTGAGAGGCATTTATGAAATCTGAAAATATGTTGTCTGGTGGCAGCTATGTGATTAACCCTGAGACACATGATGTTGAAAAGGTTGAGTCCACCATTAGCCAGGAAGAAGCTGCAGCCCTCGAGAAAGAGAAGGCTGCGCAATCTTCAGGCAAGACTAAAAAATCTAATCAGGGAGATC